GCTGAACTCTCTGATCTGCGCATGGCAATGCTCATGCGCATCTCTGAGAGACCCTCTACCTGTGACGAGATCATGGAAAGTGGGTGGTCGCATCAATCAGCGAGTGCGACGATCAACTGGCTGATGCGCAAGGGCTTGATCGTTGACTCAGGCGAGAAGCGTCTGACAAGCGCAGGGCGGCGCGCGATCGTTTGGAGACGCGCAACAAACCCAGTCCCCATCGAAAGCACGCGACCGACTCGCGCACAATTGCAGGCGAGAATCGATCGGTGCCTCGCAGCAATCACGACGGCATCAAGATCCGAAATCAAAGCCATTTTGGAGGGAAAATGAACATCCAAGTCTGCAATAGGTGCGGAGAAATTTTTGAGGCCAATAGCGACAGAGATCATTGTTGGACATGCAAACCAAGGTCGATCCGTGGTACTGCACCACAGGACATCGACGACGACGACGCATTCAGAAAGGCGAATACCGAATGACTGGCATGGCACTACTTGCAGCAATTGGTTTTGGAATTAGTTGCGGAGCATTCGGCTACGCACTCGCGAAACTGCACGCGCTGGAGGAAAAATGAACCACAAACGACAATGGTTGAGTCAAAACTTTGGAGCAGTGGGCCTATGGCATCACTGCGATAGGGCGATCATTGGGGTCGCGTATCGACAAGGCATGGAGCCGACTGTCGTGTACGACAGACAGAAACTAATCAAGGAATTCATCCGGCAGGGAATGTCGGATGAGGAAGCAGAAGAGTGGTGCGAGACCAACATCGAAACGGCATGGATCGGTGAGGTCACGCCATTGATCCTTCGCCGTGTTCCGCCACGGTCTGAGATTGGCGACAAACTGGATCTCGTCGCGCAAGCAGAGAACGAGATCGAACGGCTGCGAAATGCTCTGACGCAGATTGCAGAGAACAAAGACGAGCCGTATTCGTCAGACTTCGCAAAGGACATTTTGTCGCGGCGGATTGTGCCGTGAGCCGCACCCCAGAGAAGGTGTTGCAGGCCGTACACTCGCTGTTGCCTGCGCCGAAGCGTGGCGCGATCATCAAGATGCGCCAACAGAAAGGCGCAATAGTGGTGGGGTGCATTTACGAGATGTGTTCAGCCTACAGCGCGAACGAACTAGCGCCTGTGCTGAACATCAGCCACATCACCGTGTTGCAATACAAGAAACAATGGGATTCGATGCCGTGGCACGATCGGTATGCGTGGCTACGGCTTGTCGATGGACGATTGAACAATTGGAGGATTTATGGCACGAACACCGTGGATGCCCCTGTACTGCGACGACCTGATCAGCAGTACTGCGGACATGAGTGTCGAAGAGTTTGGAGCGTACATGCGTCTCTTGTGTCATTGTTGGACGCGCGGTCCCATACCGATTGACGACAAAGTCATTTGCAGAATTGCAGGCTGTCGATTGCAGGTTTGGAGGGCCATCGCAAATAGGTTCTCTCCATGTCAGAGAGACGACGGCACCAATGGTCTGTCACAGACGAGACTTGAGATGGAAAGGCTGAAACGACAACGGTTTGCAGAGGAACGCGCGGAGTCTGGAAGGCGTGGAGCAGCAGCGAAATGGCATGGCTCAGCCAATGGCTCAGCCAATGGCTCTTCGATGGCAAGCCACAACCACAACCATAAAAGAACATCTAGTGTGGGTTCTACGACCCGCGCGCGCGAGGCAGCGCCAGCCTTTGGAGGGGCTGGCTTGCCTCGACTGAGCCAACCAGACGAGTGTGATGATGTTGCCGAACGCAATCGCGCGTTCATCGCTGCCCATCGAAAGGCTGCACGATGAGGGTGATTGCATTGCCGTGGCCCTCGCGTTTGCTGAACCCAAACGCGAGGGTTCACCACATGCTCAAGGCCCGTGCAGTACGGGCATACAGAACATCGACGGGAGTGTTGGCCGGACAGCATGGCAGGAAACCCATCCAGAATCCCGTCTGCGGCGTTCTTCCGATCGTGACCACCCGACACCGCCGTGACATCGACAATGTCATGGCAAGCCTTAAAAGCGCCTTAGACGGCCTGACCGATAATGGTTGGTGGAAGGACGACGCTGAGATACAGGCGCTCACAATTCGACGGCCCGTGTACATCAAAGACTGGCCGGAAAACCAAATTGTGATCGTCGCAGACGAGGCAAGCAACGAAGATTACATGCTGCGCAGGATCATTGAGTTCTCGACGCGGTGTCGAGACGACCACAAGGCGGCATGGCAACAACTGAAAGCATTGGACAATGTCTAGTTTCGATCCTCTGAATTCGTACCTCACAATGGAAGACAAAATTCAACGCGCAACAATGCGCGCGGTAGCATGGGATGTCTATGCAGCCAGTGCGCTTGGAATGTCGATGCATCCAGGAACTACAAGGGATGCAGCGAAGCCTAAAACCATCGCAGAGATCGCCGTAATTGCAGATCAACTGCTTGAGGAACGAGACCGAAGATTTCGCATCTAAGAACAAGCCCACCGAAAGGTGGGCTTGTTGTGTTCCCTAAGCATTGATTCTGGGTGCTGCGGAACGGTTTCCCTTGAAACGCAAACGCCACCCGATCGGCTAGGTGGCGTTCACGCTTGGGGAAAAGATGGACGGAGTATAGCGACTATTGATTGGGGGTCAACCCTCTTGTGCGCAATGCGCCCTTCATTACGGATTGACGCACCTTCATAATCGCAGCGCGCTGTTCTGGCGTGGCACCCTTCATCTGCTCTCGCAGTTTTTTTAACGCTTTCTCAGTCTCTTTCAGTGAGATACCAACACGCAGTTCCGTTGGATCAATGCCAGCCGCTGCTTCAGTGCGTTGCTCCAAACTCAAAGACTTGTCGGCAGCGGCCTTCGCGCGGCGCATCGTAGGCAACGACTTCGCCTCCTCTTCGTAGTACAGTTCGTTGATTGCGGCGTTGTCTGTTCCCGCCTGTCCCACGAAACTGCGCGCCAAAGGCACATCTGAGACGCTGTAATCTCCACTCGCAACTTTCAGCGTCTGGTTGACGAGGCGACCCGTGCCGCTGAAGTAGTAGCCGACAAGGTATTGCAGGACATTCGGACTAAGGTCTGTATCGAATCCAAGCACAGATCCAGATTCATACTGATCACCACCAGTGAACTGGTTCAACCCTTCAGCCAACGCAATATACGCTTGCGGCGTCCCATCGAAATAGGTTGCCGAATCGACGACATCCTTACCGAATGAGTCACGGTACACAGGCGCGCCACTGAATGTAGTGTTCGTTGCGATTTCCGCGAATGGCCGAAATGCCGTTGGAACGAACGCATTGAACGCCGTGGCGGATCCCGATGTAATTCCTGATCCACCAACTGGATTAAAGGCATTGAGGAAATCGGTGAAGATATCTACTGCGGCCTCAGATCCGGTCTTTGGTCCAAACACTGAATCTGCAATGCGCGTCCCTGTTGTCACCATCGCGTTAAAGCCATAGGGCAGAGGAATCTTGATGTGCTTCCCCGTTCCTCGCGGATCGAAGAAGAACAGATTGCTGGCCTTCTCGTGGTTGCGGATCATATCCCAACGATTGAGTCCAGACTCCTCGTCATCTCCCGCCATCATTCGTGCCATCACTGCGTTGATCACACCGATGCCTACGAGACTTGACGCAACAACGGCACCCCGTCGAGGATTGCGGCGCATGGAATTGATGATGTTTGCATTGCCTTGAATGCCTGCGTTCAAGAACATGTAGAGCGTATTGAGCAGTGTCTTCTGCACGCCGCCCTTCGCGAAATCGACTGTGATTTCTCGCGCAGCGAGTGCTGCTTGCTCTTTCGTGGATCCAGTCGCAACACGCTGCTCAAACTGCGCAAGACGACTCGCAGTTTCAGCGGCGGAAAAGAACGCGGGATACCACCCAAGCAGACGACGAGCGACACTCGTTGAATTAGGATCTCTTCGCTGCGCGTCTGCCGCCAAACGATCAAAGTCAATTCGCTTCAGTTCCAAATCGTTTGGACGCCACGCCATCATGTCGCCACCAGCCTGTTGCATTGCTGCATAGGTACCCGTTGGCCGTCCCCTCCACGAGTCCTTGAATACACGCGCAAATGCGAATGGATACCTTGCGAGCATTTGCACGGTGTCAATTGCCCCACGATTTGTGTAATTCATCAGGGATGAGGTCAGAATGTCTCTTCCGGCATTCACTGGAGCGAATTGCGGATTACCCATGCCAGTCGTGAAGAATCGGAACGCATCATTGAGGTGGCGAAGACCCCGCCCAACCAACCCAATGTCCGTCTTCGGCTGTTTCATAGCCGTAGCCAAGCGCGGATTGGTCAGGCGGATGACCATCAAATCTCCCTGCTGGTATGTGTGTCCCCCAACCGTCATTCTGCGATCGACATACAGACCGAACATGCGCGGATCCTGCATCCAACTAGGATCAGGACGATACTGGTACGACCCATCAGCAGCGACATACCGCGCTGTCGGACGAACGATCTCCGCATCATTCGGATCATTCAGAGCCGTCACGAAGCGCGCAAAGCGATTCCCGATGTCGTTGCGTGCTACACGACGGAATGTCTCCTCGTGCATGAACCCCACCTGAGAGGTCACGCCCATAGCACGGCTGCGGCGGCCAAGTCGTCGTCGAATGCCACGGCCCGTGGTCGATTGGCCTTGCCCAGTTCCACGCATTGCCTCGTCAAACTGCTCAAAGACCTCGTCTTCGGGACGATTAGCAATGCCCTGCAACGGAACATAGTGCGTGTATCGCGTGGTGAGTGTGTTGTACAGTTGTGGCGTAATCAACCCACTGTCGCGGCGCTGCCGCAACGCATCTCGCAGCATTTCACGCCAATCCTCTGCAATGCGATTCATCTGCGCGTATCTGCCGGATGCTTGTGCGCGAAGAATGACATCGTTCGCATCACTATTGCTCATGCCTGTTCCATCAAGAACGCGGCCAGCCGTCAAGTTTTCGATGTATTGATTGCCGCCATTCAAGGCATGTTGTGCCGTCAAGAAATCGTCCATCATGTCGAGCGTAATTCGGTGTCTCGCCATGTCATGCAGGATTGTGGCGTACCTGCGTTCTGCCACCTGCTGCATTGATCCAAGACGACCAGACAGCACTCGCATACCTAGATATGGATTTGATGCATCTGGCAACGCGGTTCCTGTTCTCGTTTCAATCGTGCGTTGCAGACGAAGCACCTCGTCGTACTGATCAACAATCTGTTGCACGAACTCGTCTTTCGCGCCAAGCGATCCTCTGCGCATAGAGAACTGAGCATCGACCGCGTAGGGATTCGCATCATGGAACATAGACCCGCGCTCAGTACGCATGGAGAACAATGCGTCTGGGACTGTCGGATCGAATTGCTTTGCACTCAGGCTCTTGACCTGACCGTAATTCCAGATGACTACGGAATCATTCGTGCCATCTGGTCCAGCACCCTCAAACTTATTGTCGTAGACGATTGCGTCATACCCAAGGCTGTTCAGCCATTCCGTAGTGAACTGGCGTTGCAGTGCTGAGACCTGACTGACGCTACGGCCTGAGAACGATTTCAAAGGCGTGCTGCCTTGAAGTTCTCCTCCAACATCTCTCGTCATTCGTTGCATCAATTGCACAGCGTCTTCTTGCGTGAGTATTTCCTCTTTCACCATGCTGGAAACAATCGTTCGCATGTCCCAAGAACCACGGTCAGGCAACCGTAATGGGTTCTTCGCGGTCACATACAGCGGCATGGCATACGCAGATTTTTTGTTTGCCCAATTCTGTAACACGAACGGTGTGATTTGTTGGATCGAACCAACATGCCACCCAAGTTCGTAGGGCCGTTCGTCATATCGGCTGAATTGAGCGCCAGTCCCATGCCAGAAAATGTTGTTAGGCACCATGCCAACCAACTTGTTTCCGCGATTCCATTCGATGAACTCTGGACTCACCGGAGTAGGTACTGGTCGATCAACAAATGCCTGTTTGATTTTCTCCAACGATGCAGGAAGTCGTTCAGAGGGAACGCCAATTGTTTCAAACGGCAATTCCATCGCAACGCGGGACATGCGTTCTGGATCAACAGAGGTGATCCGCATATTCCGCATCAGACTCTGGCGTTGATCCCAACCCGCACGAACACTGAATTGGGTTTGCATCTCGTCTGCTAGACGATAGAGGTTCGCTTTATTCGTTTCCGACAATTGCGGAGAGTTGAACCACGGCCCCTTCTGTTCACTGATCATAAAGTTCTTCGGAACAACTCCATTCGCGGGTTTTTTCAATGCAAGTTGGAATGCCTTGAAATCCTTCGTAGAGAATTGCCGCGTCTTGCCATCAGGCAGTGTGATCTTGTAGCGCGGCTCAAGAATCTGTTCTCCAGATTTTGATGTTCCAACAACCTCATACCCGTACTCAAACCCATATTGGAATGAGTTGTACTTGCCTGCCTTGGCATACACGGAATCGATTCGATCATTACCAGTGGTAGCCATACGCATGATGGCTTCGACTGTTTGGTGACTGGCCTCTTGACCGCTGTCTTCGACCCATCCGAGCCAGTGATACATGCCCATGTGAGCATGTGGAGCAAACTTGGGTTCTTGTTTGATCAGTTCAGAGAACGCTTCTTGCAGATCAATCGATTCCTCAAATGCCTTGTAGATCGCAATGCCTCGCGTGCCATCCCACAATTTACCGATCCCCTTATGTGTGACCGCTTCAAACTGAACACTAGGAACAGTTATCTTTTTCTTTGCGGCCTCTTTCAAAAGAGATTCGACTGTGGATTTCCGATCCCAAGTCGTGTCGTTGAAATTTCGCGCAGGTTTAGTTCCGAGCGCAACATCCAAGACCTTTACGATCTCATCAAGAGAATCGAATGGCGCTACTTGCGAATCAGGTGGAGTGTCTTGAGGCAATTCTGGGTTGAAACGGAACTCAGAAAGTTTTCCGTTAATGAAAACATTCCATCCCAGCGTAAAGCCGTCGTAGATATTTCCGCGCAGTTCGTTGTTCGCGTTGTAGGCCAAACGCATGAATACGCGATCTGCAACGATGCCAAACAACCCAGACACAAGGCCGTTGAACGACACAACCTTGTTGTCGATGCCAAGAGCAGACGGGATCTGTGCGAACACGCGGCGAAGCGAATCGCCCGTTGCGGTGTCCTTGCTCATCTCATCGTGGATGTGAGCAAGTCCGCTCTTCGTTTGACCATTGATTGTTTCGATGGTGGCAATGTTGCGAAGGAAGTTGTCTCCAAATGCATTCGCGTTGTGGACGGCACCTGCGCCGAATGACCCATTGATCTGTGTTGGTTCGCCAAACTCGACAATCGGCTCACCATCAATGTCATATGCAGGGAATGCATTTTTATCCATCATCAGAGATACAAACGCGCTCCATAGCGTGTCTGTTTCGTCAGACCATTTCCCTTCAATAGCAGCGTCGATGAAGAAATCTAAGGACAGAGGTTTCGACAGCGCAATGGTCTGCACCGTGGTTTGCAATTTCTTACTTACGGTTTGGTTCTTTGAACGCTTGAACCTAATTGCACCAAGAGGCGTCTGTGGTTTCTTGAACCTAAGTTCTGTCTTTTCCTCTCGCTTTGTTTCCTTACCATCTTTTTTCTCTGTGGTGACGACATCGTATTTATAGACATCAATCGATGGCGCTTCGTACTTGAAATTCACCATGTCGAGAAGCAGACTCTCTTGCACATTCGGTGATACGCCACGAGACAGGAAGCCCCACAGATACAACAGCACCGTGTGCTTTGGCTTCATCACTCCCTGCGAATACAGTTTGCGCAATGCTTCGGCATTTTCCATGCCGTGAATAGCATCGTCGAGTTGCCCCCGCGTGATTCCAGATTGACCAGCACTCCTATCGCTTGGCGAGATCAAACGGAATCGCTGTTTATCCCCAGCGTGGTTGTCTGCAATACGCTTGAAGTGCGATTCTGGAGCGATCGGGATGGTGCGAGATTGCAACATCTCAACCATGAATCTTTGGTATCCGTCAAGCGTTTTGAACGCATCAGGGTGCTTTGCAATCAACTTATCGATGACTGCAAACTCATCAGCCTTGTCTTTGGTGTCTTGTCCAACCAAGGCTTTCGGGCCAACAATCAAGCCCTTCACATCACCCTTGAACTTCGTCAGGTACCAACTGCTTAACCCGTAGTTTCCGGCGGCTCCATCGATGGCGACGATTCGCTCGACAAGTTCTGTCTGGAGGGCGCTTCGCTCATCTGGGTCTGCGACGAAGGCACTGAGCCACTTGTTGTAGTCGATTTCATATCCTTCGACTTCTGCGGCGTGCGCGAATGTGCTAGCAATGTCGAGCCAAGAATTCCGCTCTTGATCAGAAAGTCGTTGCCCCGCAATGGTAAACCCATGAGATCTGCTACTCGCTGTGCTTCTGACCTTTGGTCTTGATTCATCGGAAACTCCCGTATCTCCAAATTGCACTGCTGCGTTAGAGATATCTACTGCAACAGAATTTTCGCTAGCGATCTTTGAACCGATTTTAGAAAAGTCTTCTTCGCTCATGCCGTCTGGACGAGCGACATACGCGACTTTAGTTCGGCTTACCACCGTACCAACCTTGAACCCATTGTTCAATACCTTGGTGAAGTCTGCAATCTCTTGACTGGATTTTTCTGCCAAGTTAAAGACAAGAACAGCCTTGTGGAATGCCTTGTTCGATTCGTCTGGAAGTCCGATAGACAATACAGCGTCTTGCATCATTGCTGCTGCAAGAATGTTTGCAACACGATGCTGGGTATCAAACGATTTCGTTTGCAGTTTGATGCGCGCAGAAATTTCTGGCGTCCCTTGCCAAATGCCATTGGCAATTTCGATCGATTCGATACCACCAACTCCAAGTGATTGGAGAGATGTAGAAATTTTCTTTTGCACATTCGGTGATGTGAAGATGTCAATGATTCGTCGCTGCGCATACTCAGGAGAAATCTGGCGGCCAGATCGATCAGACCTGATACCAAGCGCAATACTCGTTGATGGCGCAAATCCAATCGCAGTTTCGTTAGAAACGACACGCTGAACAGGTGTCAGTTCTGGTTGTTTTTGCTTTGTCTTGCGAACCTTCGCGCGCGCTTTGTCGGATTGCGTTTCTTTCGTCTTCCGAATGTCAAAGAGACTTTCATACCTAGACGACAACGCTGGCTCTTGCGCCATCTCTTGTTGTTGTGCGATTCGTTGTTCATTGCGAATTGCTTGCGCATCCTCTTCTGATGCCAACAAGTCGTACAACTGCCCAGAGACGGAATCCCATTCCTTATCGGGTTCAGATGCCATGCCAAGCGTTGTGCCGCGAAGGAAGTTCTTGGCAAGATTCTCGTACACGCCATAACCAAAGACACTCTTGACAGAGTTAAGCATGTCGCGAATCAACAACGCAACAGCCGCATACACACGCGCAGGTCCAGATTTATCCCGCGCTTCCTTTTCCCTAGACATTCTGTCCTGTGTTGCCTCTGCCGCATTGACCACAAGCCATTCATCAATGTCAATTAAGCGATACCAGAGAAGGTCGCTGATATTCCTTTTCTCAGTTTCCTCAAGAAAAATATCGCGATATGTCTTTCCAGTTTGTCGATCAGCAATGCGGACATTGTTGAAATCATGCGGGTCAAGGTTGTACTCTTTGCGGAATGCAAGATACGCCTTTTTGTAGTCACGAGCGATTGGCTTCAAAAGGCTTTGCGGCAAGAACCTAGACAGAGAATGCCACAACTCGTGCGTGAATGCCTCTTGAAAGTCTCCGTCTTTGATTGCCTTTGTGCCAACAATGATTCGTTCGTTTACGGCGTCGAACATTGCACCAACTTCCTTGGGCCTACCTTCTCGACGCATTTCTGCTGGTCCAAAAAGTTGCAGCACCAAAGGAACATTCTGATTTACACGCTGAATGAGTTCGATGCCGAATGAGGCATCTTCTTGGCTCATCTTTCCGCGAGATACCTGTTGGTTCAAACGATTGATCATCGCTTGATTGCCACGCGCAAGTCTCTTTCCACGGAATGGATAGCCCTCTCGCATTGAATACAGCGATTGAAGTTCAACGGGTGTTACGACAGGCTTTTGATCGCGAACTGAGTACATGATGCGCTCGTCGGCGGTCGGGTTAGCGTTGTAGTAGCCCTTGATCTGATTTGGTTCAAAGGCGACATACACGCCGTTGCCCATGTCAACACCATCGAATCCCTGACGACGCAACTTATCGAATACGCGGCCTTGCTCACGGCCATAGTTCTCCGATGTCTCAAGCGCTTTTTTGTCTTCCGTAGAGACATTCCTGTAGTAGTTTGCCGGGTTCTTCAGGTTCAGTACTGCGGGAATGACTCGTGATGCGGTGTTGGTTTGTCTTGATGCCCACGGATCCGTTTCCGTAGGATCGGACTTCCAACCCATGCTGTCGTTCGCCATCGCATATTGCGATGCCTCCTGCGGATTGGTTGTGAACCAAGCACCGCGCTTTCCGATTCGGAACTTCTTGAAGTCCGTGTCCTTCGATGTCCCGTGGTACACCGGGATCAAAGCGCCGTTCTTGTCCACGATCTTCGACCCATCGCTCCACACCCGCATCGCAGGAGTCATTTCCTCACGAGTGATCGGACGGAGCGATGCGCGCGCCTGCTGCGGCGCTTCGTACAGGCCGAGGAACTCCGGCGGCGTGAGGACGGGCTTCTGATCGGCGTAGCCTTCGCCGCGATTCAACGCCTCTTTCCACGGCTGGAACCTTGGATCCTCTTCACCCCACACCGTGCCATCAGGGTTGCGACGGTTTGGCCCAAAGTTAACCCAAGAATTTTGGCTTCGCGTTTCAGTTGCCATTGCTCCACGAGCCAATGGCGAGAACATCACTGCGTGGCTTCGGTAAGCGTTCTCTTCTCCACGAGGTCCAAACTGGAATCCTTCCGCTGCGTGTCCAAACACATCATGCACAGCGCGGAATAGATCGTTGTAAGTTTGTCGGTACGGCTGGCCTTCGCTGTCGAGAACGGTGATTCCAGAGTCAGCAAGCAATGGATTGCGCGCCAATTGCTCTGCAAACTTCTCAGGATTGCTACCAAATGACGCGGCCTCTTCTGGGTTAACTGTTTTGAAGTAGAACAGTCGATTGTTCTCTCGCAAATCTCGCGTCATTTGCGCACTGTTCGCATATGGCTGAACGCTTTCTGTCCCAGCCCAAGGAATCATCTGCACTCCAGCATCGCGCAGATACTTGTACTGGTCGAGCGTTTCTTTCCCAAATGCTTCATATGCGCGCAGCATCTCTGGATCTGCGTAATCAACCTCAGCAGAGTCATACCAATCTGCAACACGCTTGGCAAAGTTTTCGTCTACCTCAGCGTATGTGTCGGTGATATCGATTTCCGGCGTGATGCCGCGATCTTGCATGTAGCGATTACGAAGATCACGAACACTTTGGTTTGCCTGTTGCCTTCCGGGACGGTCTCGCACCGAAAACAACGATTCTTCAGAAGGAGATTCGTATCGTCGTGCGCGTTGCGCGCGACTTATAGAACCGATATCCAACTCTTCAGTTGAATCCATGCCTTCAATTACACGCGCAGCCTGTGCCTCATTGCGCAGTGTTCGTTGACGCAAATCGACCTGCGTTGGCTTTGGGATTGATGCAAGCAGAGGAAGATCAATCTTGCTTGGCGGTTCATCAGCCACAACTTCCGGCGCTTGCTGTTCGGCCTGCCGAAGTTGACGCTCACGCTGCTGCGCGCGCGGACCACCGCTTATGCCACGAGACGGAGGCGCAATCTGCGCCATCATCATCTGAGCAATTGCCGCCAATCTAGGATCCGTAATGGTTTGCAATGCAGATGTTTGCAAATCCGATGGCGGCTGTGCTTGTTGTTCTTCGTCATCTTCTCCGGCCAGAGATGCTGCGGCTTCTGCAATGCCACTTCCAATTCCAGACGCCCCTACAGCGCCAATGGCTGGTGCTGCTGATGCGGCTCCCTTTGCTGCTTCAGCGCGACTTTCGCCTTGTTGCATGGCCTCCTTAGCAGCGCGTTCTGTCTGCTCACGAAATTTCTCATGCAGTTCAAATTCTTCGCTACGGACCCCACGAACTCGTTGCCCAAGTTCATACAAAGCCTGACGGGCATGTGGTCCAGCCCATCCACGCTTTACGAGGGTATTTGCCAGCCATGCGGAATATGCACGCATCGACCGTTCGCTACGAAGTTGATAGATGGCTTCATGTTCCGCAGCAAGTTCCGTCATCATGCCCATGCCTTGGTTGGCAGTGGTAGTGACTGACTCCTCCGAAAATTGCCGGAATCGCGCAATATCGCGTGTTGCTTCCGCGCGCTGTTGCTGTGTTGCGGTTGGGGAACTCAAGGTTGTTCTGGCTGCATTAGATAAACCCTGCAACTTTTTGATCAGTTCCAAATCTGACAAACCATTGAGTTCTTGATACCTATTGCGCATGTATTCAGCGCCGCCACGAGCAGCAAACACTGGATCGATCGAAAGCAGGCGCGCCATGTGCGCGGCACCAGCGCGTGACTTTGCGTGAATCATGTGACGCAACTCGTGCCACGCAACAACAAACGCAGAGCGAGAAGTCAGTGCATTTCCATTTTCGCGGACCAGAAACACGCCGTCAGGAGTCGATTGGTTGACAAAGGCACCATCCATTGGGATCGCGCCTTGAACAACTTCTACAGTTCCATCGTCGTTTGTAATCTCGTATTCAGCAGTTCCGTCAAGCACAACTGCTCTGCCAGTTGATGTTTCAAGAACCTTGCGTTCACCATCGCTCAAAGATTGATCTGCAACTCGACTAAGCGTGATTCCACGCAACTTTACAGATCCATTGCGCACAGGTTTCTTCGTCTTGGCGTAAACGAACTTCGCGTTTGGATCTGCCATACCGCCCTTGATGGACTTTGCAATATCCGTCCGCAGTGTTGAAATTCCTTTAGTTACATCTTGCGTGCTCAATGGGCGCTGCTCTTCTGGCAGCATCCGCATCAACGCAGCGTCTGCATCGACTTGGCGCTGAATCTGATCGGTGATTGTGCCAATCTTTCCGGTCTCAACATCTTCTACCGTCAATCCGCGCGCGTCAGCGTCGGCAACAATCGAAGGAATCCGCTTCGACATTTCTGCTGGATCTGAGTATGGGTATACATGAACGATGTGACCAGCATCGTTTCGCAGAACTACAGCACCAGCCATAATCTGGTCTGTGTTCAAATCGTTGTACCCATTGATTGCCGCGCTATTTCGTTGCGCAACAACCTGCATGACATCCGCAGCAAAGGCTGCATGAGCGTAAACGGCTCGACCTTGATGCGTTCCAACTTTGACGATTCCCGCATCTGCCATTTCCTTTTTCAACTTCGGAGTAATCGTCTCTTTCTGATTAACTGGGTCAACAAACATGGCAAGCCTGTTGCCAGCACTCAACTCTTCGATTTGGTGTCGGGCCATAGTTTGACCACGAACCACGGGAATGTTTCGATTGAAGTTGATGAGGTCTTGATTCCGGGATTTTGACCCAGAAATTACTTGTCGCTTTTCAAAGGTGCCGACTGCTTGTTGTTGACCACGCTCAACAAGCGACTGTGTCATGTCTGCTTGAGCGCCGCCTTCTTCAAGTTGCCTGCGAATAGCACGGTCATCGAAAGCCTTTTGGATCCCGCCCAACCCAGTAGTGCCAGCGCCTAAAAATGCACCAGACAAGCCGCCTGTAAGTGCAGCGTCTGCTACATCCTCGCTGAGATATTCGTATTCAAATCCCGCAGGTGTGGCAATGTTGACGCCCTTTGCCGATTCAGAGAATGCTTCTTCACCTGCTTCTGTTGCGCCAGCAAATGCAATTTTTCCAGCAGTCTTTAAAAGACCCATAGGACCAAGATGTCGGTCCATGCTTTGCCCAAGTTCTTTAGCCAATGGCCCGAACTTCTTTGCTCCAAGGCCACGAAGAAGCCACTTGTCAAACTTCAGCACGCCGATTTGCAACGAGTCACCGATGTACTCTGATCCGTATTCTGCTAAACCTTGAACAGTACCAGCCAACTGTCGTTGAGAATACGGAATAGGTTCGTATGGAATGCCAAGACGACGCGCAGTTTCTCGCGCCGTCATTTCATTTTTGTACAGTTCATTTTGGTGCTGGTACTTGCCCATGACAAAGTACGGAAGCGTTGCTCCAGCACGAAGAATTGGGTCTTTGATCATCAGCAGCGGAATTGACTGCGCTGCCCCTCCAGCGGCCTCTCCAATCGTTTGTCCGATTGCTGATGCTGTTGGACTCCCTGCTGATCCGATGCGCTCACTTTTTAATTCTGGTGCATTTGGATCCTCTCCAGCAACAGAAGACAGGCCGGGAATCATGGTTCTAGCGAACTCGCCAGCCGCTGATTGCGTGATCTCTTTTCCCTGTTCAAATGCGCGATTGGTAATTTCCTCTGCGTACTCTGGAGGAAGAGCGGGAATTCCTTGAGCAGAAAAAACTCCGCGAGACATGAGATCGGCCTGCATTGCAGCAAACGACCCGCCAAGCGCGCCGAGAAATCCCTCAGTGCTGTGAGTGAATCGACCGATAGCGTCTTCTGTTCCAACGATCAATGCACTACGGTCATTCGTGCTGTAAGTATTCCAATCGATTGGCTTTTTCCCAGCCATGTATTGATTAGCGTACAACTCTGCCCAATCGTTGACCTTATCGTCATACGACGCGAACTTTGCTTCCCCACCTTCGCCTTCAACAACTACTTGTGGCGTGAGACCAGCCTTGTAAGCAGTTGCGAGAGCCTCTTGCTTTTTGCGGTTTGAAATGAAGTCGCGAAACGAGTCGTAGTTCTTTGATACGCGCGCTTCGACTTGCCCAAGATCCGTAATTCCTTCCGCTTGAATGTCGGCGTCAATCTTGTTGCGAATTGCTTGCCATTGCTGCGCGAAGGTCAGATCGTTGTTCATAGATGTCTCACTTCTGAATTTCAAATCCACCAAGACCAGCGTTGTTCAATGCCTGATCAACTGGACTCATTTGTTGTTGTGGTGCTGAGATAGGTGCAGGAGATGCCATAGACATTCCAGCACTTTGAGATGCGGATGCCGCAAGAGCCTGCAAGTGCTGCTGGATCATCTGTGGGCTACTTCGATCCCATCCAAGACGAATGCTTGCCCATTCATCAAGATTAGTCAGATACTGCATCCATGCATTTACAGACATTGGGTCGTTGACATTCAATGGTTGCTGTGGCTGTGGCACAACATGGCCGTCCCACAACTCTGGAATAGTTGCCACGCGCTTAAGCGTGTCCCACGCGCCATATGCATTGACATTGTTTCCAGTTCCACCAACCTGATATGGGCTGCTAATCCAATCAAACACGCCCATTGATGCGCCGCCATTGAGGTACTTGCGCTCTGCGATTGGGAACAACCCTTGCAACAATGGAAGAGATCCCATTTGCCCTTGGATCTCTTCGCGGTTTGCGCCCTGCATTTGCAATTTCTGTTGCAACATTCCTTGAGTCATGTCTACGCGAGATGGCCTGCGTTGCATGATCTGCTTACTACCAATTACAACACCGCCAACGCCCTTTTCTTCTACCGTAATTGGCTCTTCTGGGCCTTGCTCGTACAGCGTGCGCATTCTATTTTCAACTTGAGACTGCATGATCCCAACGCTGATGTCGAGTGCCTGAGTCTTTCCACCATCCGTTGCAAACGAATTTCCGAGTCGAGCAAGTTGCTGACCAGCGACATCTGGGTTGTTCCTTGCCAGATACATCAGTCCTTCAGCCAACCCCTTTGGCATGTTGGGCATTGATGACACAACAGCAGATACGGTTCTTTGCGCGTCTTCGCTAGCCTTTCGGAACTCCATCATCGCTTGCATTTGGTCGCGCTGATTCTTCCGCATATTCAAAAGAGCCATCCATTGGCTGTTTTCAATCGGAACAGGAGCGCCATTAATGAAGATCGCTGGAGTGCCATCCTCGTAAAACCCAAGATCGAATGTCTCCATGCCAACAGGATCGCCATCAACGATTCCCCGCATAGTCAATTGAATGTCATTGACTTCGGACGCACGACCCTTGACATTCTCTGCGAGACTTTTTCTATATGCCTCATCAATCTTGCTGAGTGTCGATGTTGCGTCACGCTGAGGGATTCCCTCGTAGGTTGGCGCTTCTGATTGACTCGTAAGATCCAACTGGAATGAATCAGAACTTGGATCAGCAGATTGCTCAGGCAATGAAGACCCACCGCTTTGTGCAGCAGTTCCCATCTTTGGAGATGTCATCGATGCCACAGAATTCTTTATTGATTGCGGAAATGAAGTCATCGTCCAAACTCCCCACGAAGCGCGCGCATCTGTGTGCGGAATTGTTCTCCATCCTCAAGTAGGCTGTCCAGATATTGAGTTGGAGCAGTTCCAGAAGCACGCGGTGCTTCAGGAATAGAACTTGCAAAGTCTTGGTTGAATGATGGGTTTTTAAACTGACTTAACCCAAGTGCAAATGCTTTTTGGTTTTTTAAACCGGAGGCAATCTCTTCTCGCTGCTTCTTCGCAAGATCAAACTTTAGTTGCTCACTTTCTTTGATGTCTTCAAGTCGTTCCTTGCGCAATTCTGGGCGCATCTTCTCATCATATGCGCGCTCTTCATCGCGAGCAGCACGCGCATCTGCAATGGCCTGCTTGCGCTGTGATGCACTGAACTCTTGCTGTTGTGTCAAGGTCTGGCGTTGCTCCGCAAAGTTTTGATTGCGAAGCGCGCGCTCCTCTTCAATACCAGCAACAGTTGCAAGCGCAGCGCCTGCACCAGCAAATGGATTGTTTGGGTCATACGCCATCAGGCCGCGACCAAGACCCGCAGCAATAGCGCGTAGTTTTTCTTGCGTGAGAAACTGCGGTGTTGTTGATTGCTTATTTGCCATGCGTTATCCCGTGAATGTAATTGGCATACCACTAAATCCTTGGTGCCATCCTCCGGTTAATGGATTGCCCATTCCAGTTGATGAACCAATGTTTCCTTGTCCCGTGTAACCAAGGCTTGAACCTGTCGCTGGTCCAGAACCAGCACCAGCACCAGCCTGAGCAGGTGAGAAACCACCACTTAAGCCAGCACCCATAACCGCACCACCAGCAGAGCCAAGGAAGTTGCCCATTGCGCCCATCATGCTGCCAGCCATTTGTGCTGCTTGCCCTTGGCTTCCGAAGTATTGCCCAAGACCAGCCTGCTGAATGTTTGTAATTCCGCCAACACGGGCCTGACCCATCTGGGCCAAATTCGTTCCGTAATGCGTCATCAGCGCGCTTACTCCAGATCCCATCTGCTGCTGAATAGCAGCAAGACCAGTCCCAAGTTGCTGCGTCATTCCTGACACACCAACAGCGCGTTGAGCCATCATTGTTGAAAGCCCACGCGAATACTCTTCACGGACAGCACCCTCACGCATCATTCCTTGCTGACCAAGAGCATCGACGCGCTGTTGACCGAATGATGTTTGTCCAAGACCCGTAAACGCATTACGCGCTCGTGCTGATTGTTGCTGCGCTTCTGTTTGTTGACGCATCAGCGCAATAGTGTTTTCTCGACCAGTTCGGTATTCGCCAATAGCAGCATCGAATCCCTCTGCATACTGCTGTTGAGCCTGCTTGAAATACTGCTCATAGGTGGAGGCTGACTTCTCAAAGTCTTGCCTGTACTGCGCTATGTTCGCAGCCTGAGCCTTAGAGAAATCGTCGATGACGCTTTGAAATTGAGACCCGTAATCCTTTGCCAAATCTCCGTAACGAGTCAAGGCTTCACGGGCTAATGCCTGCATTGCTTTCTTTTTAGAGCGACCAGATAGGCCGCCCATGATCCCGCCTGCGCCCATTAAGCCAGCGCCGATACCGATTGCTAGTGCTGCCATTACGATGTTCCTCCTCTGCTGTAGCCAACCTGTGAAAGCACAGCAGACATTCGCTCAATACTCCACGGACGACCATTTGAGCCAAGTGTCAAATACATCGCTTCTGATCGCACGCGCGTTTTAATTGCTTGGTTTCTTCCAGCGTTGAGTTCGCCAATCTCAGTCACTTCTGCATCAGGAAACGATGCCCCAGTGACATTGGCGTTATCTAAAACATCTGGAGAAATTACATCCTGTTGCTGGGTCACCATGATTCCGTTAGGAGATCCAATGTCAGGAACGATCTGTTGGTATTCAGACTCGTTTGACAAACCATCAAGATTGGTGCCTGCATAAATAATCCTCCAATACCCACTGGAGTATTTGAGTTGCCAATTTCCGGGACCGTCGTAAATGCGGTCAATCATCGATGCAAATGAATCGTTTTGCGTGTATGTCCCAAAGGGACGAAGCGCAAATCGCCCATCAATTCGATCCGGCGCTGGTGTGGCGGATGTACCACCGTCATATGTTGGCGACGGAGATGATGTTGCAGCATTACCGCAATCAATCACAAGAGGATTGATGTTGGTTGCAAACAGCGTATCGCTCTGAAGTCCAAGAGCCAATTGAGCCGTATCGCCCGTTGACACAGAAAGGATCGGCGGCGTCGTTACATCTGGAAATCCTGCGGGAAGTTCGTAAGCATCCTCTGACAGATCAACGCGGACTTCGCTCAAAAGAAACCGCTGCGGAAGAGGCGCAATAATCGGCCCAAATGTCAGACTTGTTTTGATTGATTGCGTCCTGATTGTTGCTTCGTCTTCAATTGCGCTGTAGTACCCGTCCATTCCAATTGCGAATGACTTTTCCATGAACGCAATGGAATCAGAATTAGCCATAATCAAGCGGCCATTTTTCGATCTTGATGACCCGATATACACAGCCGATGTTGGACCGTACATGTCAGGGTCATAAAACCGCTGAGGCCAGAACGATTCTGTTTTGACATCGTAGAACAGATGGATACTGGAACTCTCAATTCCATTTACCGTCAAGAACATCCATACGCCTTCGCGATCTGGATCCCAACACAACACAGGAAATACCTCGCCATCGACAAGACTTGATCCTGTAAACGACGCTACATCTGTTGGAACAGATACAGATTCTGCTGTTGCGGTTTCAGTAATGGTTCCAGTGCCAGTCAATGTCTTGACCGTTGCGCCTGTTGCTGATCCTGTTTCTGTGTTTAACAGCCGTAGAGATCCGCCTGCAAGCGTTCCAGATCCTTGAATGGCTGGCGTACCGAAGTCCAGTCTCAAGAAGAATGAATCAAGACGGCCAGCACTGATTCTGTTCCCACGGTTGAAATTGAAATCGTTGGCATTGAGAAAGTACAAGCCGTCACGACCCAAAATGTATGCGCCTTTTTCCTGACCTTGGCACCATGCGCGACGACCAGCAATGCCAATGGATTTCGTCAGGTTTACGATCGCAGCGTTGGGATCCATGTCTGGATCGCTCGTCAAAAATCCGAACGAGTTTGAACACGCGAACATCAGACCACTCTGCGCGAACGGGAAGATGGCGACGATCGGATCTCCGAGCGTCCCGTACTCGTTGGCGGTCGTTCCTGTGATTGCTCCGATCACATGCGCGCTAGTCCATCCATCGGACAGGCCACCTCCTGAACCTCCTGCAATCGGCCATGTATCGTCAGGAGCGCAGGCGTACCAAATGTTCGGAGTGTCCTTGTATCCAGCCAGAACGAGGCGCGCACCCCATCGGCAGATCAGAGTCGCCCTGCATCCAGTCGTGATGGTTCCCGGATCCGTATGAAACGGGCCATGTTTAGGAGAGTCATTACCCCAAACAGTTACCGCAGTAGCAGACGCAGGCGTCGCGAGATGCACCAGAACATAGTGATCTCCATCGACGAAGTAGTAGTGCTCGTTAAACTGAACGCCCTCGACCAACCCGCTTGTATTAAGCAGTGCCGTGCTTTGTCCACCGAACAGAGTGACAGATGCAGGGATGGTCGTGCTATTCGGATCTGCGTAATACACCTTTCCATCGCGGACAAAGATGATTCGCTCTACAAGGACATTGCTTTCGTATATGCGGTATGTACCGACAAACTGCGCGCCCTTAATCGCTGCCGCGTTATCTTTGTTGTACTTGCGCGTGCCAGCGCGAGTGCTAAGTCGCATTCGACCATTCCAAATGTCCGATGGCATTACATTCAAGCATGACGGCGTCATGCCTTCTGGAATCGCAGAGAACTGCGATTGCTCAGTAAATCCACGAAACGGAATTGGAATGGGAAAGTGCGTCATGCAAACTTTCTAAAGGCAACAAGAACAACCGTTGCTACAGTCGTTCCAGTACCGGGCAAAGTCCACGCTCCACTAGTTGCTGATGCATATTGAATTGAAGTGACTGAATACAATTCACCATCAGTGTCAAATGCGATTGCCCATCCATACCATGTGTAACTGTTGGGCGTCAGCGTTACGGAAGAAGCCACTCCAATGTTTGCAACAGTCCATTGAATTTGCCCACCAACATCCGTTACGCTCGTGTTGGATTGCGCAATCAATGTAGAAATAGCACCCATCTGTGAAAGATCATTCATCCTCATCACATGCTCTTTGAGAGCATTTGCAATTGATGGGGTTGTGTTGACTTTCACTCCATCAGATGCGGCTAGGATCGCATTCGTTCCATTTACGGAAATCCCTAATTGATCTGCCGATGGAAAATACAAACCTGTATTTGTGTCATCACGATTTGTGATTGATGGGGTTGCGACTGCTCCGTCTTCAACAGTCAAACTTTTTGCCGATAAATCTACGCCTTCCGTGGCGCTGATGCCCCAACTATTTTGTGGGGTCCATGGACGCCATGCGGTCGAGCCGTGGTCATACACGCGACTGTATGACTTTGGAACTTGCGTAGAACCATCTCCATCAGTCCACAGTTGTTGAACCACATGGGAATTAGCAACAATCACGAGCATCGTTGCGCCGCCGTCATTGGCAACAATGTTGATTGGCGCAGAAGGACCATTCGTAATTGCCGAAGCAGTAGCAAACCTGTAGATGCCCTGCACGCGATTGGTTGTGTCATTGGCGTCCGCATTAGGGTTTGTGAATACTGGAAGTGTTCCGCCAAGCCACGGCAATGAACCCCATGCAGTTGATCCATCGCCAATCTTGATCTGCTTGAGAGTGGTATCAAGACCAATCTCGCCATTGGCAAGAGTCACTCCTGACCAATTTGCTGATGTATCTCGACGAATTTGGATCTTTGCACTCATTGTTCTTCCTCAACAAATGAAGGCGGTACGACATACCACCCTTCATTCAACACAATGCTTTCATCTGACAGACGCCACTTGCCATCATCAAGAATGTAGATTCGTCCCTTCACCATCGGGCCGATCCTTATCGGGGATGCTTCCGGCACTAAGATCGTTCTTGTGCAGCCACTTGCGAATGTTGCTGCCAGCGCGAGAAAGACGCCCACGATCCACAGTGCCGTCCACAGCAGTCGAACCTTCGCGTATACGGCGCTCAAGGTACGAAACAAGTGCCAATGCAATTGATGCAATGATTCGATCCAGCATGTCACTTAGCGCCAGCCTTCTCGCTGCTTACCTTGTTATCACGGGCATTGAGAAGGCCAATACCAGCAATGATTGCAGCGACCACTGCACCCCAATCTGCATTGGTAAGCGGGTCATTGTCAAAGTAAGCAGCAACTGCACTACCAACAGCAACAAGGATTGCGCCAATACCAGCAAGCGTTGTACGCCACGACGGATTGAATTCGGTCATCGATTAGTCCTTTCAAGTCGATCCAGCCGTGCGGCTAGTTCGCGCAGACGCTCTGATGTCTGCTGGTCTGTAAGTGTGAAGCCGACCTGTGCCTTGGCAAGATCGGAGACGATGCTGCTGAGTTCTTTGACTTGTTCGCTGGTGGTCGCTAACTGTTGGTCTTTTCGTCCCATGTTCAACAACACGGTCCCAATGCCAATGCAGATTGCAACGAACTGCGCCCAAGACGCAATCAACTGTGACTTATTCTTTGAATCCTCAGTCATGCGATCCTCAATGCATTGATGTTTGTAGCGTTTGCTCCGCTGCTTTGGAAATCTGTTGCAGCAAGTATTTGACCACCCGCATAATCAGAAATGGCTTGAATTTTTATAGTGGTTGTAGACGCAAGCACGATTCTTGAACTGCAAGAAGCAGTGCCGTTAGAAGATGCTCGTGTGTTCCAAGATGATTCTGTAGAACAGAAATGATTTGTTCCGTCTGTAATTCTTACCGCGTAGTTACTTGTTCCAGTAAGGCTTCCCTTGCGAAGGGTCACAGTCGAATCAATTGAATATGTTCCAGCAGTCAATGAAATTGATGGACCGTCATACCAAGTCACTGCATTTGTCATTGCTACATTCGATGACAATGTGCTTGAATACATAGTCAACGACACTGCAACATCTGCAAGAACGCCAAGTCCGTAACCTGCTGGAACACCTACAGGAACACCGTTCCCTAAACCAGTGGCTCTTCCAATGAGACTGCCTTCATTTATCGCGGGAAGAGTTCCCATCGGTCCAGTAGCGCCTGTGGCTCCTGTTGGTCCAATAGGACCAACCTGCCCGTCTTGGGTCATCAATTCCCATGAACTTGATGGTGGCGTGCTATTGGTGCTACCAATGACTGCAATGTAGACCTTGTCGCCATAGCGAATGACATCGCCAATGGTGTAGGTTGAAGCACCAGACCAAACCCCGCGCCATCGAATGTTTGAGAACGCGGTTGCTGGCGCAAGAAGAGCGCCTACTGAACCGTACCCAGACGATACCGAACCGGATCCGCGACGAAAGGGGCCGACTCTCTGAGTCGGCAACCTCCCGTAATCCCGCTGTTGGATTCCATCCTTGATCGATGCGTTGTTAAACAACGGACCATTGTCGATCTCAATGAGACGCGCAGAAAGACCCTCGTCTTCATACGCCATCGCAAAGGCCCGTGCATATGCAATCAGAAGGGCTTCTGCATATGAAGGGACAGGAATCAAATAGGTTGACAGCGTGTTCTCATTGAGAGCAACCCACGCTGATCGGTACCGAACGAAAATGCTGTCGCTGCTAGATGATGCAGGCTTGGGATACAACTCAAGTCGAATCTCTGGCATTCCAGTGCCATCGACTAGAGGAGAGCCGTTCGACTGCGCCCACGGGCGTGATAGTGCGGCGTAGTAAGTGCCAGCCATCAATCCCGGCTCAATAGCCGTGCGCAGGATTTCCATTTGTTCTGGCGTTGTCATCTCGACAACCCATCCCAAACCAGCCTTGCAGGTAAGCGTGACAAGTTCGTCTACATCACTGGGAAGACTGATGTAGTCTTGACTTGCGACTACCGACAACGGACGAGATGTCCGTTCACGGAATCGCCACTGCTTGGAGAACAGATAGTTCCCAGCCTGATTGATGATTTCAGCGATACGCTGATCGCGAGTCACACCACTGACGATCGACGGTTGACCACCGAGCGCCAGCAAAATGTGCTGCTTGAGGTTGCCGTATGTCAGAGCCATGGAATTGGCTTGGCGGGGTTTCCCCCGCCAAGCCGTTCAGTTGTTAATCGATCCGTCCAATTGACGATTACGCGCCGCCAACGGCAAACACGAATCCGTTCAAAAGGATGCGCTTCGTTTCACTGGCTCCGAATGCTTCCAACGCAACACCAAGCGGAGCGCCAGACCCAGCAGCAGCGGCAGCAGCGAGAACCGCTCCTGCACCGGGAATTACGACATCTCCACGAGCAATTGATGCGGCAGTTGCCTTGACGGGAACGACACCCGCAACACAGACCGTGCATCGAGAACCTGCTGGCGCTGCTTCAGTCACAACACCGAACGGACCAGCGTCATTGCCAGCCGCAGCCAGAACAACAACATTGAATGGGCAGTTCGGTTCGTCGTAGTTTTCCAGATTGGCCTGCGACGAGTATGTCGTGTCAAGCGTTGCCGAAGCAGCATCAAACCGAACGAGGTCTCCAACAGCAACGGCTGCGGCTGCGATTGGCCTGACCGTAACTTGTTGAGGTGTAAGGGCCGACAGGTTCCCAGAGGGGGTAATAAGACCTGCAATCATTTGTGTATCCCTCCTTTGGGATCAGGAAGTTGCGGTTGGAATTGGGCAAACGACGCCATGACGCTGACGGCTGTTGCAGAACAGGTTGTGCCAGCAATCCACAGGCATCACATAAGTGAATGGCTGATTCGGATGGCGCAGAACTTCATGGGTCTTGAAGTAACGCTTGCTGTGGAAGATCGGCGTGAGGTAGTTGCCATTCACAAAGAAGTAACGCGGACCCTTTGCAATGGTAGTTGAACCAGACTCTGTTCCAAATGCGCTAAACGCACCATCAGCATTCGTGGTTACAACTTCGTTGTAATCCGTTCCTGCGGTGCCGCTAAATTTGTCAGCAACGGTTCCGCTGTGCGCTGGGAAAATTGCCGCTGTGTCAAGGTCTGAGCAGTAAGTCAGAGGAATGCCGCTGTATGTTGGGTTGCTATAGGCAGCATCTTGGTAATTAACCAAAGTGTCATTGCTCAGACGAAGAAGACGGCGATAGAACTGAACACCTTCGCGGCTCGTCAGAATCATCTGACGATTAAGGGTGTCCTTTTCAAAGTATTCTTGATGAGACGAAGGAGCCTCATACTTGATGCGCATAAACATGCGATCAAACGCCGTAAAGAGGGGATTAACGGTGATGCTTGTTGTAGTGCCAGCGCCCTGCCCAAGAGTTGACTTGTCATTGAATGTCAACGGAACTCCAGCAGCAGATGGTTCCGTAGCAATTCCGGCACCACTGTTGTAGCCATATGGCTCAATGATGTTGGTCCAACGAGTATCAACCGTTGGATCAAGACCCATCACAGTCGAAGTGTTTGCTGATGCCGTAAATGGACGAGTTCCACGAAGGCCAAGAGACCCACCAAAATTTCGTCCAATTTCCGTAATAAAGAATGGAAGAGAGTATGGAAGGCGACCAGATTCAACTTCCATCTGCGCAAGAGATGGTGGTGCCCACAGGTCTTCTTCAAACCCGTTAGTCATCGAGGTCCAAAGCCGCTGTTCCTTGATGCGCTTGAGACGCTTGTAAGCAACCTTGGTGCTGGCAGCGGTTTCGCCCGTGTTGAGTTCGACTTCAGCGTCAGTCCAAGACATGTGGTCGATCGAGAATCGCCACGGTGCCTTGATTGTGTCAGTCACTTGAGGATTGCGCCAAGTGAACACATCATTTGGCTGGTAGTGGTCATAGGTTCGCGAGTCATCAAACATGATGACATCACGAATTTCATTACCACCTTGAATGGTGACCTCGCTCGTCTTGTTCTTAAGAAGACGAGAGAATGCGTAAGTGTTCTTGACGGCCTCGTTGATGACTTGATCGGCGCTCGTCAGGTACGTCGGACCTGTCGTTGCCATGAAATCGTTGAATGTTTGAATGGATGGCATTTGCCACTCCTTGTGTTAATTAGCGAGTGAGTACACGTCGAACTTCATCGCGACTTCCACCAGACAGCAAGATGTCCAATGCGAGATCATCACGATCCACTTGGCGCTGTGGCCGTGGAACAGACTTCCCAACAGTTGGACGGGCAAGATCACGAGGATCTCTCTTTGTAGTTGGCTTCGCCAACTGCTTGTATGCAGCGGCCACGATTTGATCGACACTGTCGAACTGTCCCGGATTGGCTCGACCAATTTCCGCAGCCTTCTCAGTCAATGCCTCATAAGAGGGAGCATTTGCTCCGTCCTGCGAAGCCAATTGCTGATATGCACGGAAGGTTTGAAATTGCATTTCCATCGCTTGCGCTTTGGAATCGAATTCCTTCTTGAGCCGTTCAGCCATCGTGCGAATTGGCTTCGCAGCACCATCACCGAAAATCTCATCGAATTCGGACAAAGGATCGGCATCATCTTCCGCATCAGCGGAATTCTTTACCTCTTCCTTTGCTTGGCTTTGCTGCGCAACTTTCGCTCCAAAGGCGTCCACATCCGCTTGGCGCTTTGCTGCCTTAAGTCCCCAATCCTTCACCTTAGAGGGATCTGACTTGATGGCATCAATGACATCTTGCGGAACACCGTCTCGTTGCAGCGCCTTCAGTGCGCGGTCATATTCCGCGTCTGGAGCCGCACTTACAGTGTTGGAATTAGTCCGTGGCTCAGACTCGTCAACGCCAAGCAAGCGATCAAGCACCGCATCCATTTCCGCGTCGGAGTTGTCGTCCACAACAGGTTGTGGTGGTGCGACTTCCTTCGGAGTATCGATTGGTGTTTCGATCTCTGCTCTTTCCTGCTGCTGGTTTTCAATGGGTTCTGGCATTTCAGTCCTTTGCATAACCATGCTGCGACATGACATTCCGCTCATGTCGCTTTGACTTGATGATTGGTTTACCGTCGCGTGTTGTCTGGCACCCTGCAAGTTTGCGCGGAAGTGCATGACTCACATATGGATACTGCCCACGGCAGGTTCCAGCGTCAACTTGTGGGATGCTGGCAATACGGCGAAGGGTTACCCCATCATGGGTGATAATATCACCGATTGCGGGGGCTTCCGACATCCGCATGTCGAGTTCTACGACATTTCCTTGAGAATCTTCAAATTCGTATTTCATGCTCGGTTTGCCGCCCCTCGGATTCCGGCAAGGCTAGACGCCGGAATTGGGCTTGGCTCTCCCATTTCATTGCTTCGTTGGGCTGGGGCTGACGGGGGTGGTGCCGCAGGGGGCGCGGCCATCTGTGCCTGCATCTGTCCGACTGCGTCCATGTCAATCATGTCCGCAAGCGTTGGGACATTGAGCGCATCGCCCACAATCGACAGGATTTCGCGCCACTTGATCATGGGCATAGACACCATGCCTTGGGCGACATTCGTAGTGATCTGGAGGAGTTCTAAAGCCCGTTTCTGCACGAGCGCCTCAGACACTCGTTCCATGCTGAAGGCATCGACGGCCACATCCAAATCCTCAAATCCCGGCATACGGACGCCGCCTACAAACACGGGATTGGCCTCTCTGAGGGCTTCTACGCCCTCCCTGCCCAGAGGCAGGACAACACGGTCGTCATGCCACATATACCAGCACACAGACCGCGCCATGTCGTCCACGCAGTCTTGGAATTGACGCTTCAGGTGAGCCATACGCATCGTGGCGCTAGACTCAGCCACAGCAACTTCGGTGGCCGTCGCAGCGCCAGTAATGTTTCCTCGCATTGCGTCGTGGATGCCCGACACGCGGTCAAGTCGATCCTGCGCAATCTGGCTGTACTGAACCTGCTGCTGGGTAATGCCGCCGATTTCGACGGGCATCACGCGGTCCTTGTCCAGTGACTCGCTGACGACAACAAAGTCGTGTGGCTTATCCTTAATGTCTTGTGCCAACTTGTGGTTACGCGCATCGACCATGATCATGCGCTTGTACCGCGCAGCACTTTCTCTCATGCTGCTCAGATTTCGGTTCAAGTCGCCAACCTGTGACTCAATCGCAACCAATGGGGACATTGGATACGGGTCATCTGGCACCGTGTAGACGCCAAACACCACATACGGGCCACTACGGGGGCCAAAGTACGGGATTGGCTTGCGAATAAAGCCATCCCACTTGGTTTCCTTAGAACGGCCCTTCACGATCGTATAGATCGTTCCATTGACCATTCCGCCGCCAAGCAACTCGTCGGCAATCTCAGCAGCCTCTTGGGCAATCTCTGGTACCCAAACCTCGTAGACGGCCAATTCTTGACGGTCCTCGACATCGCGGCCAGTGTCATCGCGCGCATACTCAAGATCCGTGCCAGCGGCGATTTCCGCAATGGCATCGGCATCCCATGTTGAATCCATTTCGGCCTTGGCAATGAGGTCAGACTTGTCTACGGCGTAGCAGTGACCCATGAAACGGGCGTCTTCGATGTGCTGTGCTGCCGGATCAATGAAGAACCGCTCAGGACTGATGCGGTACAGGCGTGGAAGATACGGTTCTCGACCATCAACCTGCCTGCATTCAGCACGAGGTTCACTAACAACCAAACCGACGCCGTAACACAGCAGCATGTCGGTGGCAATGCGCTCAAGTGTGCGTCGAATGCGGGTGACCTTTGACCAGCGATTCAGAGCAATCTGCATTCGCTTGCCAAACATCATGTCCATCATGGCCTCGGCGCATCGCACGCGGAACTTTGGCACATCATGGATGATGCGCGGAAGCACGAGCGATATGTACTCATGCGCAAAGTTTTCTGGGTCATCATTAGAAGGATCGGCCCTGTCGTCTCGGTAACTAGGGCCGTGATACCTCTCGACCATTCCGCGAAACTCTGCGATATGCGCATCACGGAACGCCTCAGCAGAGTCGATTTCACGCCGAAACTTTTCATATGAAAGGTCGAGCATCAGAGTCTCCTTAGCGGCGCTTCATTCCGCCACCCATAGCACCGCCGTAACCGCCACCCATACCGCCACCCTTAGCGCCGTTGTTTCCATTGCGCTTGACGGCTGCGCCGCCACGGGCCTTCGGCATTGCTTTCATCGGCATCTTCTTCTTCGTGTTCTTCATTACGATCTCCTTCGCTGGTTCATGCGGGGGATGTCTTTCCGTTCTTCGCTTCCCCCGTCAGCGATACGGTTGAGGAATCTTCGGAGAGACAGCGCGTCTGCTCCTTGCACAACATCTACATCGCGAGTGTCGAAGTAGTGAATCACATACTGCTCTCCATTGAGAGTGATGCGTTTCACATTCGCCGCGCCAACAAAGACATTTCTGCCAATCGGCACAAGCATCAACGACCTCGTTTCTTTGGTGCCTTCTTCGGCAGCAATTTGATGTTTTTTGTTTCCTTTGCCCACTTCTTTGCCGTCTTTGGCATGGTGGCAAACATGTATTTCTGTTGGGCCTTCGACTTGAATGGCATGACTACCTCTTTGTGAAGTATCGAATACGAACCCAATCAACATCGAATGTTGCTGGGCTTGCATTGTTTTGCATTCCACGGAGAGTCACTCCTCCGTTGTTGAGGCTGTCCGCATAGTTTGTAACTATTTCTGGATTCCAATCAGCATCCACACGGGTTGACAACTTGTATTTGTGGTTGTCTGCGCGAGGAATCCACAAAGGATCTCGTTCGTGATACACGAGACGGCCATTCGCATAAAACTTTGCGTGCTTTCCGTCTTGATCTACCCAGACATGCAGCGTTGTCCAATCACTAATCGAAACGCCAGTGTTGATTCGTTTCTCTTCAATAACCAAAGAGCCGTTGTCGTTCGTAGTAATCGCGATATGCACTCGCCAAGTCGTTTCTGTGCCAGTGCATGTGAAAGCAATGATTGACGCAACAGAGGCGCTGTATTGGCAAAAACCAATTTTTGGCATCGTGTCGTCTTGACCAGTCTTATTCCACCGAACACGGGCTGTGGTATCCATCTCAAACATGCCAGCCCACAAAGTTTGAGATGTGGCGGCAACGCGATCTGTAAGAGACACTCTCAATCCAGTGTTTTGAGGAATGCTCATCTGATACAACTGAGCAGCGCCTGCGGTGTAACTACCAACAAGAGCAACCGTCCCTCCACTAGTTGCTGGAATAGACAGGTTCATATTTCCAAGAACCAGATTGTTCGTTGGCGACTTGCTTGCGCAATTTGCAAACAAGCGACTGCAACTTCTGATGTCGTATTCTCGGCTGTCGTAGTGAGATGCGTCAACGGAGTTTAATGTGCCAATCATGCTGGCCTCCGTGGAAACACGCGGAATTGCATGTAATCAATCTTGTTGTTGAACGCGGCAGAAAGAGTCCCTGACACATAAGTTTCTGCTCCAGCACGAATGGCAGCAGAGTTGATATTTGCGTCTTGAACAGACAGCACGGTTCTGTCATTCACAGTCCAAACGGCATTTTGTCCATCTTCACTGACCCAAATACCAAGCGTATTCCAATTCGTAACCGTAGCACCAGTATTCACTCTGATACGGCGGCCAGAAGTTCCATTCCAACCCTGTGTAAATACAGCAAACCAAGTCGTCTCGTTTGAGGATGTCGTTAAGTTAAACATCCGTTCAAAGTACATACCGTTTGCCGTATACGATCCTTCAGTATTTCCAGCAACAGTCGTCGAGAAGAACCCAACGCGAGGATAAAAGTTGTCGTTTGAAGTTGTTCCAAGAGACAACTTGGTTCGGCACAACAGGTCCATTTCAAACAGACCAGTGTTTAGTGTGCCAGATGTCGCATCAAACAAACGCGCAAAAGCGTTCTGTTCTGCTCCATTAGGAACAGTCAAAGTCGCAACACCAGCAACTTGATCTTGCTTAGAAAATTCTGC